GTCGGGAGCAGGCGCCACACGTTGGCCGCCCCGCGGAATCTGGTCCTCTGGCCGGCCGCCGTTGGCGAAGAACACCTTGGGCTTGAAGCCGCGCGGCACGAATGCCTGCTCGGGTGCTGGTGTGTGGGTGGCATCGACGGCGGCCTGCAGCGCGCCGGCCCCGCCCATGGCGTGCACGGTATCGGGTGGCAGCACGAACTCCCCAGGCTTGAACATGCCGGGGATGGAATCGGGAGCTTGGTTCTGTGCCTGCGCTCTCTGCGCCTCCAACACCGATGTGGGGCCGAAGCCCAGGCCGGGCCCCGGCTGGCCCCGCTCCTGCTCGCTGCCGCGTGGCCGGAACCCAAGGCGCGGCTGGTTGGCCAGCGCTTCAGCCCTGACCTGCTTCATTTTCTCGGGATCGAATCCTCGCATGCTCTTCTCCTCCTGCTCTCACAGGGTATGGACCACGGTCACCTGGGGCTCGTCGTGACGGGTCGCACGGCGCAGATCGGCATCGGGTCGGGCGCCGAAGTAGGCTTCGAACTCCCCCAGGGATGTGGCCGACCGCGACGGGTCGAAGCCATCGGAATCCGGCAGCCCGAAAGCGCGATGCAGCGCCCAGTGCACGAGATAGGCGTGGTGAGCCTCGTGAATCTCGGGTTTGTCGTTGCAATTGGTGAGCTGCTTAAGCGGCAGTCGATAGGCCTCCAGCCGCAGCGTCCCTGCCTCACGCGGCGCTGGCACCAGGCGCAGCCGCGTCTCGGTCTGGATGGCGAAGCGTGGCTCGCCTGACCCGTGATCGCGCCACCGCGGATGTTTGGAATCCAGGAATTCGCGCGACACCAGATCCAGCCCGCACGCTTGCGATGTCGCCGCGCTCACGAACCGCAGATGCGATATCTCGTAGACCTTCGGATGCAGCTGGTAGCTGACCACCCCGGCCGCGACAGCGATTTCGCACACGGCAGGCGTCGAGTCGTCCAGCAGCAGGCGGCCGCGCACCGCAGCTTCGGCCTGGGCTTCATTGAGCCAGCCCAGCACCTCGGGCTCGCCCCACAGATAGGGCTGCTCCCGGTCAAGGGAGTCCACCCGGAACTGTTCCACCAGCTGCTGAACGTTCATACCGCGCCGTACTCGTCGATGAAGGCGAACACCTTGGCGCGCATGTTCTCCAGGGTCATGGTCTTGGGCACCACCTGGTTGTAGGTGTCCTTGGCGAACACCTGCAGCCCGTCCTTGTCCATGTTGGAGACCTGGTCCAGCAGCTCTTGCCGGCGCATGTCCTTGGCGCGCTGCTCGTCCTGCAGGCGCTGTGCCTCGGCAAGCTGGGCAGCCGTATCGTCCAACGGCGTGATGGGGGCCTGCAGCTGGCCCTGCCCCGTGCCCACGTCATCCGCCACCGCTGCGCGCTGGAACAGGTCGCCATGGCGCAGGAAGTTCTTGGCGATGGATGCGGGAAGGCCGCGCACCTGCTCCGTGTCGAACAACAGGCCGGTGCCATACAGGCGGTCGATGTACGAGGGGCGGCGCCCGATGTACTGGACCGCGACTTTGGGTTCATTGGTCATCATGAGCCTCTGCGGTTCATGCCAGCGCGGAAAGAGGCGTCGCCGCCCCTTTGGCCGCGCGGCGGGGTCAGTCGATGCCCAGGCCTTCGCCGTGGACGATGAGATCCAGGTAGCCGGCCTCGGCCACGGCCGCGCCGGTGATGGTCAGCAGCAGCGTCACGCCAGCGGGGAACTTGGCCAGCTTCTTGGTCAGGTTCAGGCGCAGGTTGGCCACGGTGGCCAGGTCGATGCCCGCGCCGAAGTAGTTGGCCGCCTGGGGCAGTTCGGGACGGTCCACGCCGTCCGTGTACTCGAAGCCCAGCGAGGCAGTGACGCCCGCGCCGAAGCCGTTGGACACGATCAGAGACACCGCCTCGACCAGGAAGCCGGGCTGCAGCGTGGTGATCTGAACGACATCGTTGACGGCCAGCGCCGCGACAGCGGTGGAGCGCACGGGGATGCCCGTGGCGCCCGTTTCCAGCACGCTGCGGATGGTGGTCACGTTGCCATAGGGACGGGCGCCGCCGAACTGATTGCGGTCGGCGCCAAGGATTTTGATCTTTGCCATGATTGGCTCCTTTGGAAGTTCAGGAAGTGAGACAGGGAGCCGCGCTCCCTGCCCCAGGCCTTACAGGCTGCGACCGAAGATCGGCACCACGGTGTCGATCACGGTGGCGCCGTGGTCGGTGAACTCGACCCGATCACCCATGTTCACGGCGAAGCGGATCTTGGAGGCGCCCAGGATGCCGCCGATCATCGCTTCGAGCTTGTCCTCGAAGTCGTCGTCCTGCTCCTTCCAGAAGTACGGCAGTCCGTTGTGACGGCTCTTGGCGTAGCCCTTGGCCAGGGCCTGGCCGCCCAGCAGGATGGCGCGATCCACGGCAAAGGTTTCGCCGAAGGACTGGGGCACCATCACGCCGGCCTCGGTCTCGCTGTCGAACTGGGTGCAGTACTTGATCTCGTCGCCCGCGAAGAAGCGGATGGGCTTTGGCATCTTGACGATGAGCACACCGCTCCACAGCGCAACTTCGGGGTTGCGGAACAGCGGGTGATCCTTGGCGTTGCGGGCGCGGGCCAGAGCCTGGGCTTGGTAGTTGCGGAAGTTCGGGTCGGTGGCGAACTTCTCGTACTGGGCATCCGACACCAGCAGAACACGGAACGGGCTGTCCTTGGCCATCTCGTCGCCGTCGAATTCCACGGGCGGCGGGGGGAGCACCATCTGGCCGAGGAAGCTGCGGATGGCGTCCACGTTGGACATCTTCATGATGTCGGCCGTGGTCAGGTCCACCTCGCCGGCATTCGTCTTGAAGCGCTGCACGGAATCCCCGTCCACGATGAAGTGGCGGTTCTTGGTCGGGGCCTTCACGCGGTTGACCACCACCTTGTTGAAGCGCGGATCCGCCGCGAGGGGGATGCGCCAGGTGATGTTGTCTTCGAAGCCGCGCGCGCCGGCCATGTGCACCAGCGACAACTGATCCTCGTAGTTGTCCATGGCGCTTTGCAGCAGCGGCTTGGCCAGGCGGTAGATGTCCACCGGGCTGCGCACCTCGTCCATCACGCCGCCCAGGTCCAACGGGAAGCGGGCCTGGTTCACACGCAGGCGGTCCTCGGACAGGCTCACGCCCTCGCCGCGACCGGCTGCGTATTCACCGCCCATGATGGGGATGCCGCCCACGGGGTTGACGAAGTTGAACTTCAGCTCGTCGCCCTTGCCCTTGCCCATGTCCATGGTCTGGACGATGGGCATGGTGTTGCTCGTTTGGTTGGCAATCGAGCTGGCGGCTGTATCGATCTTCGGGAACTTGCCCGTCAGGCGGTTGATGTTGGAATGGCGCTTCTGCGTCGCAGTGAAAACGCCAACGGCTTGTTGCACCAGCTTTTGCTTGTCGCTGGCCGACATTGCGGTCTTGGTCATGTCAGTCCTCGCTCAGTTCAGGTTTTTCGGTTGAGGAACCCTTCGCGCTGCTCCTCCGTGAGGTCGGCCATCGCGTTGAAGAGCTCCATGCCTTCGAGCGAATCCAGCCGCTCGAACAGCGACCCGCCACCGGGACGGCCGCCCGGGATGTCCGAGAGGCTGTTGGGCACGGGCACTGCGAGGGACGCCAGCTTTTCCTTGGCGGCCTTGGCCGGGTCGTTCGGGGGATCCTTTGCAGCGGGCGCGGCGGAAGCGGCAGTCGCGGCCTTGTAGTCCTTGAAGAGCTCGATCACCTGCTCGGTGGTGCCGCCGTCCAGCACGCCGCGAGCGGCGCTTTGCGCATAGCTGGGCATGGCCTTGAGCCACGCATCAAACTCCGCGCTCTGGGCGATGGAATCCACGTCGGGGTGTGCCGTGTAGATGGCGTTCGTGTGCACTTCAGGGGCCGGGGCATGGCGGTGCTGACGCAGCGGAGCGAGCTCGCGCTCGACTTCTGCCTGCAGTTCCGCCTTCAGCTCTGCCTTCAACTGCTCGCGAGTGGCCGCGTGCAGCTTCAGCAGGCCAGCGCGCAGCCCTTCTTCCGAGTAGTCGCCGAAAAGCTCCGGGTCCGCGCCGGCCTCGATGGCAGCGCCTGCCTGCGCCGCCAGCTTGTCCGTCTCGGTCGGGGCTTTGCCATCGGCAGCACGTTGCCCCGCCTGCGCCTGCAGCTCGGCCAGGGCGGCCTCGGCTGCGGCGGCACGGGCGGTCTCGCGCTCGGCCTCAGACTTCCAGCGCTGTTCGCCCTGGCGTGCCTGTTCCAACTTCTCGTAGGGGATGGTGTGCTTGCCGTCCTTGGCCAGGACCACGGCATTTGCCGGGTCTGGCTCGGCCGGCGCAGCATCGCCCCCGGGCTTCGCTACCGCATCCACAGCGGGTGCAGCAGGAGTGTTTGCCGGATCAGTGGCGGTCGCTGGCGCGCCGCCGGGTTCCTCGGACACAGCCGAGGTATCGCCATGCAACCCAGCGTTGAGCATCTGGGTCAACTGATCGGCCGACAATTCGCCGCCCGCGCTTTCAAAAGAATCCTGTTGTGATGTCGTCATGCCTGTCCCGCCACATATCGCCGTGGCCGCATGGGCCAGCAATCAGGAGCAGCGCCTGGGCGCCGCGCCATCTGCTCTTGAATCCGCAGCGCCGAAGCGCCGCAGTCATCGCCACAGCGACATGCGCCGCGGCTTGGAAGCAGTGTCAAAAAGCGGGGAGGTAAAGGCCAACCCTAGACAGAGCGGCAATTAAAACGCCGCCCGAAGGCGGCGCTGGCCGAAGCCAATGGAATCAAGCACCCTGCGGCAGGTTGTCGTCGGGTGCAGTGGTCTCGATGCCCTGCATGCCGCGCGCCGGCTCCTGCGGGATGGGTGGGAATGCTGGGCTGGTGTTCTCGCGCACCTGGCCGATGTCGCCCGCCGCGGCAGGGCCACCCGACTGCGGCACTGGGCCACCAGCAGCAACGCCAGGTACCGGGAAGTCCGGATCGTCACCACCTGGGTTGGGCTTCTGGTAGCCCGCGCCCTGCATGATGGCGTCTGCGATGGGCGCGATGGCAGGATTCATGGCGACCTGGGCCCCGCCCTGCATCGCCGAGAAGGCCGCCTGCACGCCCACCTGCACAGCGTCGGCCATCACCTTCTTGATCTGGGCGTCCGTCAGGCGCTCCTTCATCTCCAGCTCGCGCGCCTTCAGGTCGTGGCCGGCCTTGGACAACGCGGCCTGCACCTCCTGCTGAATTCGCTGCTCGACTTGCTCCGGGCTCTCCTGGGAGCCGGCCGCGCGCAGGGCTTCGATGATCTCGCGCTTGTAGGGCGTGTCCATGAGCGCAACCATGTAGGGCATGGCGGCCTGCTGGAACTGAGGCGGCATGGTCTTGATAACCTCCTGCATGGCATACAGCTGCTGGGAGCGGTAGCCGGGCGTGCTGGGCACGTCTTCAAGCTGGACCTTCAGCAGGGTGCGCTGCACATCGTTGCTCAGGTAGGTGTAGCCAGCCGGGTCGGTCTCGATCTTGTTGAGCACCACCGAACGATCTTCGGTGACAGCATCCCCTTCGATGATCACCGTCTTCTCCTTGGCACCCAGGTCCTGGACGATCATGGCCAGCAGCATCTCCCCCATGAGCGTGCGCGCGCGGCGGAAGTTGCCCATGATCTCGCCCAGCGCCTGGTTGGCTTGCTCCAGCTGCGTGCGCTCCTGCAGACCGCTGGTCGCGTTGCCGCGCTGGCCGGTGAATGCCGCCGGAGCCGCGGACAGCTGCTCGAAGACTGCGCGGCAGTCGTTCATGAGCTGGTGCTGCTGATCGGTGAGCTGGACATCCCGCTTCACCTCGAACCGCGAGCCCTGCTTGCTCATGTGCTCCTGGTTCAGCTCCACATAGGCATTGCGCCGACCGATAGTGCGCCGCAGGACGGCATTCGGCATGTCCGTCGCGCCCTTGGTGATTTCCACGCGATAGGCAGACAGGCCCCATCGCATGAGCGCCGTTCCGCTGTTCAGGCTGTCCTGCTGGTAGATCAGCCCGCGCACGTAGCCATAGGGCACGCGCGTGGAATCCTCGCGGAAGCCCCAGAAGATCACGTAGGGGAAGTGGCTGTGCGGATATGGCGACGGGCTGTCATGCAGCTTGTGCGGCCCGAGCCAGTAGCTGCGGCGCACCTTGGCCACGATGGCCTTGAATGCCTTTGTCATGCCCGTGGCCAGGCCGTAGTTGTGGACCTGGTTGCCCGCGTCGTACTCGACCACGCGGCCGTCGGGCGACTCGATCAGCACCACCTCGACCCAGCGCCGATACCAAAGCTCGGTCAGGCACAGCTGCTTGTTGGTGCGGTCGTACCAGCGCGCTTCTTCCACCGTCCAGCCGCGCGCGTCCTGGCCGGCATTGGTCAGGCCCGTGGAACTGCCACCCTGGTTGGCCAGTCGCCCCGGGTAGCCCTGCTGCCACCAGGTGGCACCATTGCGGCCACAGGACAGGATCAGCTCGCGCGCCTGCGGAAACGCGCGCGCGACGCGCTCAGGATGCAGCCATTTGTCCCGCTTGAAATACCGCGCGTCGCTCAAGTCCCACTCTTCCGCCGTCCAGTCCCACCGCACTTCGCTGCGGCGCACGACCGCACATTTGTAGCGGTACTGCGTGGGATCGCTCACGCGCTGCACGCCCACGCATCCAAAGCCCACGGCGGCCTGGGGCCGGAAGGCATCGCTGCAGGCATCGTCGGCATGGGACTCGCGCTCGGCCTCGTTCAGTTCGACATTGAGCGCGTCGGCCACGTCCTTGCTACCCGTCTGACCGTTGGCCGTGACACGCCAGTCCGTGCGCGTGGTCTGCTCGTAGCCCGTGAGCGCGCGCAGCGTGGGGCCGATGCGGTCTTCAATGGCCGGCGGGATGCCCTGCTCCTTCATGGCGTTCAGCAGCTCGGTGTCCAGTTGCTTGCCATCGGCATAGTCCATCTCCTTGTCAGCCGCGATGCGCCAGGGCGGTTCCTCGTCCATCTCGCGAAGCCATTCCGTGTATTCGTGGAGCGACACCTCGCCCTCACCCATGCGCAGATCATCATCCCCGGCGTCCAGAGAACCCTCGGATTCGGGCGAGTCCACGTCCATCGTGCTGGTGTTGATCAATTGAGCCTCCAATCGGTCTCTTCGGGTTCTTCGTATTCGTGTCGCTTGCTGCCGGGCTCAGGGATGCCCTGCACAAAGGTCATTGCCACCGCGTCGCCCTTGTCAGGGGAGCGGCCCAGCGCCTTGCGGATGTCGTCTTTGGACAGCATCTGGATTGCCGCGACCCGGCCCAGGGTCACGACCTTGTAGCGAACGGCCGTCAGGTCGGCCAGCAGCTCCGGGTCTGGCGGCAGCGCGATGGGATTGGGATTCGTCGGGTCCAGGGCCTCGCGCAGCAGCCAGTACATCTCCGCGCGACGGTTGCGAAAGCGCAGGTTGCCGGCCTTGGTCATGGCGTTGGACGTTTCCGAGCCGTTGACCGCGAGCACCAGCAGGTTCAGGCCCACGATGAAATCCAGCGCGCTGGAGCCGATGCCGATGCTGTCCACGCAGATGCACGCACCGTCGCGCACCAGGGGCGTGACAAAGCCCGCTGTGGTCGGGCCGTCCTTGGTGACCGCACCCGGCACGGTGATCAGCTCATCGAACCAAGCGCCGTGGCGCCGCGCTGCGGAGGTCTTGTCGATGCCGCCGCGTGCCGGGTCCAGGCCCAGGGCCGTCATTCCGCCCTTGGCTTCGCGCGGCTTCCACCGTGCCTGCGCCGCCTTCACCCACTCGGTCGGGATCACCTGCCAGGCCGGGTCCGCGCTGCCCGCGTTGAAGTCGCCGTTCAGCATCTTGCTGCGCAGCGGCTCGGGCAGGGACTGCAGCGTGGCCTTGTAGCCCGTGGACAGCAGAAACAGGTTGTCGTTGACGCTGGACGGTATGAAGGTCCGGCTCTTGGGCGTCATCAGGTCCGGGCCGACCATCACGGGCTCAGGGCCAGGCACCTCCTGGTCCTCGCCCTTCTCATTGGTCACGAACCAGCGCAGTTCGCCCGGCTTTGCCGGGTTCGGGTGCGAAGGCTCCAGCCACGGCGCCCAGAAGCGTTTGACCCATTCGCCTTCAGGCTCGGTCGGCGGATTGCCCGCGCAGACCACGCGCTGCCGGATGGTCGGGTCATCGGTGCGCAACCAGCCGATCAGGGACCGGAACTGCAGCTCGGTGAAGTGGGTGATCTCATCGAAGCCCTTGAAGTCGTGCGCGCGCCCTTGGTATTTGATCCAATCGCCCGGCTCCTTCACGCTGCCCAGCTCCAGGACCTTGCCTTGCGGCAGCCGCCAGATGCCGTCCTGGCTGTTGTAGCCATCGCGCGTCCCCAGGATCGAGGTCATGCGCTCTTCAATGCCGGTCAGCTGCACGGACTGGCGCCGGAAGATGATGCTGTGCTTCTGCTTGGTCAGCGGCAGGCCCAGCAGCAGATCGGTCTTGCCGCCGCCGGCCGCGCCGCCGTAGAAGACGATATCGGCGTCGGACTCGAAGGCCACGGTCTGGGGGCCAGGCTGCGGAACCCAGATGGGCGCATCGCCAGACAGCAGCAGGGAGTCCAGCTCCGCACGGGTGTCCGCGTCCAGACCCTTGAGCAGATCCAGGATGTCGGCTGTGGTCAGCGCGGGCGTGGTCATTTCTCACCCCGCTTCGCCGCGAGCGTGGCGAGCACCATCGCCGCGGCTGGGCCGCCGTTGAGCATGGCCGCAAGCCGCACCGCCCGCTCAGCATCGGTCATTTGCTTGAGCGCGCCCGGCTCATCGCCTTTCTCGGAAAGCTTGTCCATGCCGAACGCAGTGCGCTCCATGTCCACCAGCTTCTGGAGGCTCTCGGCAAGAGTCTTCATGGTCTTGGAGCGCTCGGACAGGCTGATGACCTTGTGGTACAGGTCGTTGAGGCGGTCCTGGCCGTTGTCGTCGGGTTGCCGCAGCATCTCGCCCAGCTCATCCAGTAGCAGCAAGGTATCCGGGTCGGTCTGTTTTTCCAGCTCGTCCAACAGGGTGTTGGTAATGCGCCGTGCCCGATGAATGTCTCGGCGATGTGCCAGGCGAACATCGGCTACAGCCTGGGCATTGGCATCGATGACGGCCCGTTCCCGAACCTTGGTATCCGTGGATACCTCGCTGGATACCGCCGCCTTGGATACCAACGCATCAGCCTTGGCCTGGATCTTTACACCCAGGTCGCGCTCCCATCCATCACGCTTGGCGCGCTTGTTGATGGCGCCGTGGGTGATGCCGTTCTCGTCTGCGATCTGGCGGAGGGTCTTAATGCCGGCCCGGTAGTCCAGCTCTATGCGCTCCCAGTCGGCGGGCTTCTTCGGTGAGGACGAGTTCTCAGACATGCGTCCTCCCCTCGCCTGGGTATTGGCGGTGAGGCACGAAAATCCGAGTTGCTGGGTTCTCGATCACGCCGACGATAGCCGCTCTAAGCTGGTCGTAGAACCCGCGCAGTGACCCGCCGAGACGAGCGCAACAGGCCATCTTTTCCGGGGACAGCGTTGGGACCCAGTCGTCAAAACTCCGCATTCCATCGAGCAACGCCTGGGCTCGCGCTCGGGTGGCCTGCTCAGATGTCACGGTCCCGCTGCTGATGTTGGTCAGGGTCACCGCGTTTTCAGTTATCAGCTCGGTCTCAAAACGATAGGCGTCATCTTCATACTGGAAGAAAGCAACAACGTCTTTGAGAGGCTCTCCGCATGCTCGGATGCGGGCCTGCTTGACGGCATTGCGGTCTGCCTCGCTCAGTCGCTCATGGTGGAACACGCGATCACGCGTCCCCTTGCCGACGTAGAACATCCCGCCCGTATCTGACAAGGTATAGACGTAGTAGGGGTACCCAGCCGCTCGCGCGGCGCTGATGTATGCGCGAAGGGTGGCCGCAGCAGAGCCTGCGGCCTTCTTCGCGGCAGCAGGCTTCTTGGGTGCAGGTTTCTTTTGAGGCTCGGACTTGCCGGCAGGACGTTGGGCCATGGGTGCCAGTTTTGGAGGTGGTGGAGAAATTTGCCAACTCTGGGAGGGGCGACTACGCCTGCCAACAAACCTCTTGCACGAAGACCCTACTCGAGCTATAGTGTGAACCGTGGTTAACACATGCCACATTTATGAACCCTACTGGAGATTCCCAATGCTCGCGACCTATCAACCGATCCCCCCCCCGCCCATTTTCATAATTTATGAGTACGACACTTGAACTAGAAACAACAGAGACGTTTGAGAACTACCTCAACCAAATTGATGTCCCTTCAATAAAAGCAAAGTTTTTGAAGCGATTGAGAATGTTGGAAATGGGCAACTGGGGCGACTGCAAGCCAGTAGGCAGTGGTGTTTCAGAATTGCGCATTCATTTCGGCCCAGGATATCGCATATATTGCAAGTCTATTGGGAAAAAAGTCGTCGTATTGCTCGGCGCCGGCACAAAAGATACACAGAAGTCAGATATACATGCCGCTATCCAATTATCCAAGACACTCTGATAGGCGGGGGGCATGCGCCTCCTGCCTTATCGACACCCTAGGAACTATCAATGCAGTCCGCCACAGAGAAAGGACAAGTGCTTAAAAAATTTGATGCCTCTGAGTTTCTAAATACTCCAGAGGAGTGCGCCGCTTATTTACAGGAATTCCTCGAGGAGGATGAAGCACTTCTTCTAGGCGCCATTGGCGATGTACTTAAAGCTCAAAGGAAGATGAGCCAGGCTTCAAGAGAAATAGGCGTCAGCCGCGAGGGACTGTATAAATCCCTGCGAAGCAATGGCAACCCCAGCTACCACACTGTTGCTCAGCTTTTGAAAGTGCTCGGCCTGAGGATAACTCTTTCTCCCTCCTTGTTAGAAGAGGAGCACCAAATTTGATTTGGGCCTGTGGTCCGGAATTTTGCCATCTTAAATTTGGAGCTCGCGCTGGAGCGGGTCGGTTTTTTTCTGCATCTTGAACGCTTCCACCTTGCGCTCAAGCGCTCTTCGCTTTGCCACCTCCTCCAGCAGCTGGTCCTGCAATTCCGTAACGCGCGCCAGGGCCGTGTGCTCGAGCGCGATACCGGCATAGGCCTGACCCACCATCCCGCCCTCGGTCCTGCTGAAGTGAACGACATGCTCTCCGATCTCCAGGATGGAGCGCCCATCGGTCAGGTGTGTGACCGTCACAGCACGCGCTGGGCCATGCTGGTGCACAGGCCGGTAGCACTGCTTCACCGCAGAAATCATTCCCTCGCCGCGCAGCACCTTGATGCGGTCGTCCACTGTGGTGAGGTTCAGGCCCGTCATCTTGTGGATGCGGTCGCGCGTGGGCTCTTCCCCGGCCTCATGGAGCTGGCGGATCGCCTCGTACACCTGCGTCAGCGTGGGCACGGCCTCGACCGCGCCAGTGTCCGGATTGCCGCCGGCTGTCTTGTGGATGGTGCTGGTGGTGGCTTGGTTCATGCGTTTTCACTCCAGAGGGGCAGGCGTTGTGGCCATTGGCCGGATTCCAGGATGGTGTGGCGGGTGATGCGGCCCCACTCGAGGCCGTAGTCCCGGTGGGCTTCGCGGCCGCCGTCAACAAGGCGGTATTGGTCGTATGCGACGTGGCAGCCCTCGATGTCGGGGCGTGTGCAGCACAGGGGGAAGCCAGTGCGGTCGTCGGTCTTGAGCGCGAAGCCCTTGCCGAGGTTGAGGTGGGCGTGCTGAGAGAAATCGCAGATGCCGCACCAGATGCACGGCAGCGCGGCGACGGCGCGGCGGTAGGCTTCGCATTCGAGGATCTCGGCCTTGGGCACGACCAAGCCCGTGCTGGCCCCGCCCATCACAACGATGCTGGTGCACGCCATGCCGGCCGTGGCGCGGGCACTGTCCATGGCGCGGGCCGCGCGCTGTGCCAGTCGCTCCTCTCGGTCTTGCGCTGGCGCGGCGGCGGGCCGGCTGCCGAAGCCGCGGCTGGGCCAGATGCTCCGGTTCTGGATCATCGGATGTCACCCTCCACATCCACCTGCACCAGGAAGCCGTGGTCGCCCATCACGCAGACGCGCGTCGGGCCGTACTGCTCCAGACGGCAGCAGCGGTTTTCAGACCAAACGGAAAAGCGGTAGCGGCCCAGGGCATCAGGGCCTTCGATGCGCTCGCGCATTGCGGCGCCACGCCACAGGGGCGGGTGCTGGGGCGCGGCGCGC